TGATGAATAAATCTAAAAAATTAGATGTTGGAATGGGTGAAGAAAAAGTTGATGAAGCATTACCTGCTGGTGATCCAATTCAAAAACTTGCTCCTGCCAAAGGCCAAGATACAACAATTCAAACAGGTGCTAACGACAAACAATTACCTGCAGATGATAAGAAGACTGCAAAGGGTGATGCTGAAAATAAAGGTGGTAATCCAAACGAAGGACCACATAGTCAAGCAGGTGATCCAAATGAGACACCTACAACAGCTAATCCTAAGGGTCCTGCAAAAGCAACATCTGCAAATGTTGGAGCTGATGCAAACAAAGGTCCTCATGATCAATCAAAAGATCCAATTGTTAATAAAATGCCTGAAGAAACAGAACAAGAAATTGATCCAGAAGCAGAATTAGATGAAGACTTCAAGCGTAAGGCTGCTGTAGTTTTTGAAACTGCTGTTAACGAAAAGGTTGAGCAATACAAAGAATCTTTAAAAGAAGAGTCAGATAAGGCTCTACAAGAAGAAAAAGATTCACTTAATGAAAAAGTAAAAGAGTACGTTGACTATGCTGTTAAAGAATGGTTAAAAGAAAATGAACTAGAAATAAAATATTCATTAAGAACTGAAGTTGCTGAGAACTTTATAAAAGGAATGAAGAAGTTATTTGCAGAAAACTATATCGAGATACCTGAAGAAGATATCAAAGTAGTTGATGAAATATCTGAACAAATAGAATCATTTAAAGAGCAAGCTATAGAAGCTGAGGCTAAAAATGAAAAGTTGCAAAAAGAAGTTTTAGAATATAAGAAGGCTTCTATTGTAGAGACTGTATCTGAAGGATTAACAGAGACACAGAAAATTAAATTAGAAAAATTATCTGCGTCAGTTGAAGCTGATGATACGGAAGAATTTCAAGCTAAGTTGAAAGATCTCAAAGAGGTTTACTTTAACGAAGGCGAAGAAAGCAAGAAACTTTTGAGCTCATTGAGTGAAGAAGTTATTGGTACTGACGAAGTAATTGCTGAGGAATCAAATGACTCAACAGTAAATGCATACGCACAGTTCCTTACAAAAACTATAAAAAAATAATTAAGAAAATATTTTAATATGATTAAGAAAAATAAATCAAACGTTTTTAAAAAGGAGAAGAGATATGTCTTTTGATGTTCTCACAGAGAAATGGGCTCCAGTTATTAATCACGACGATTTACCTGAAATTAAAGAGCGAGAAAAGAAAGCCGTTGTAGCTCAAGTTCTCGAGAATACTGAGAAAGCTCTTCATGAAGAGTCTCAAATTCAGGAGTCAAGTGTTTCTGGTGCAGCCTTTGGTGGTGCTTTTTCCGGTGCAGGAGATAACGCTACTATAAATGCAACCGGTCGTGCAGGTTACGATCCAATAATCATATCGCTAGTAAGACGTGCAATGCCACAAATGATGGCATTTGATCTTTGCGGTGTGCAAGCAATGTCAGCTCCAACAGGCTTAATTTTTGCCTTACGTGCTAGATATAATAATAAGAACGAGCCAGATGGACTCGGTGAAGAGGGCTTAGAGGCTTTCTACAATGAAGTATTTCCTAACTTCTCAGGTACAGCATTTAACACAGGTGCACCAGATGCACATGCTGCTGGTACTAATGAAGATACATCAGGAAATCCATTCAATCCTTCAAGAGCATCTAATAGTGGTTCAACATCAGCTGAATCAGATGCTTACACTGATAACCAAATTACACCTGTTAATAACCCATTCGGTACTAACACAGGTGCGAACCCAGCATTAGCAGGTGGTTCAGCCAAGTTATCTGCAGAAGGAACATCTTCATATGGTATGACTACCAGAGAAGGTGAAGGAGATAACTTCAGAGAAATGTCATTCACAATTGAGAGAACAGCTGTTGAAGCAAAGACAAGAGCTCTCAAGAGTGAATATACAATGGAATTGGTACAAGACTTAAGAGCTGTACATGGTTTAGATGCAGAGGCAGAATTGTCAAACATCTTATCTACAGAAATCTTAGCAGAGATCAATAGAGAAGTTGTATACACTATTATTTCTCAAGCAAAAAGAGGCGCATCAGGCCTAACAACAGCAGGTAGATTTGATCTAATTGCTGATGGTCAAGGTAGATGGTCAGTAGAAAGACAAAAAGGTTTAATGCTTCAGATAGAAAAAGAAAGCAATAATATTGCATTTGAAACTAGAAGAGGTAAAGGTAACTTTATGTTGTGTTCTGCAAACGTAGCTTCAGGTCTAACAATGGCTGGTCTATTAGACTATTCATCAGGACTTCAAGATAACCTAGATGTAGATGTTACATCAGGTGTATTTGCAGGTACTTTAAATAATAGAACAAGAGTCTATATTGATCCGTATGCAACTTCAGGTGATTACATTGTAGTTGGATATAAGGGTACAAACAATATGGATGCAGGTATGTTCTATTGTCCTTACGTACCACTACAGATGGTCAGAGCAGTTGCTCAAGAGACTTTCCAGCCAAAAATCGGTTTTAAAACTCGATATGGAATGGTCTCAAATCCGTTTGCAGGTGGCGCAGCAGCAGTCCAATCAAAAGGACTAGTGGCTCCTCACTCAAACGTATACTACAGAAAGTTTGCTGTAGACAACGTGTAAGAGTTACTACACTGTTAACTAAAAGGGAGGTTTAATACCTCCCTTTTTTTTGTTATAAATAATATAAAACGGAGGACAATATGATTGATATACTAATATGGATTATAATAGGTGCATTTATTGGTTGGAATTTACCTCAGCCAGTATGGGCAGTTGCAATACAAACATGGATTATGGATAAATTAAGTAAGTTTAAGAAGTAATGGCTAACACATACTCACAAGTAGTAACAAACAATCAGGTTGATTTAAATTTTACTCCACCGCAAAATTTTTTCTTAACAGCAGAAAGATTGCCTAAACTTGTTTTTACAATACAAGATTTTTCTATACCATCCATTGTTGCAGGTGAAACAAACTTGCCTGTATCATTGAATCCAAACAGAGCTTTTATTCCTGGTGATGGTATAGATTATGGAACATTGGAAATAAGTTATCTTATTGATAAGCAATTTAAAACATATAGAGAAATTTTAAAGTGGATGAAAGGTATTACTGCTCCAGAGTCAGGTACACAATCATCTGAATATCAAGATTCTATAACTAGACAACAACCACCTTTTGCAAAAGGTATGTCTAATATAGAATTGTTTGGTACTGATGCTGGCAACAGACCAGTTATTAGTTGGAAATTTAGAGATGCTTGTCCAATACAAATTGGAGGACCTACATATGATTCAAAGGTATTAGATGTAGAACCTTTAACAGGTAATGTCAGTTTTAGATATTTGTACTTTGAGTGTGAGACTTTTACTGAAGGAAGAGCCAACAATGATAAGATTTAATAAATAAATATATATAAAGCAACGAGGTATTGACATGAAAACTTTTACTGATTACATTGATGATTTGTTTGAAAGAGCAGAAGAAGAAGATGAAAGAGATAAGCCTGATAGAAATATTGTAATGCAGGCTCGTAAAGCTGTTAACATGGGTGGTAAAAAAGTCACATATGATGATGGTAAAACACATGATATGTCAAGAGGACATGCACAAAAGTTCTTACGTAAACATGCAGCGGCAGATAGTAAAACTAAATTGTCAATGCAAACACATGCTCAACAATCTCACAAGAACTTTTTATCACATGCAGAAGAAGTAGAAGTTGATGAAAAGTTACATGGTGATCAAGATAAATTAGATCACAATAAAGATAAAAAAATTACTAAAAGTGATATGCAAATGGTTAGAAAAGTAGGACCAGTTAAAGAAAAAGAAAACAAAGCTGTTGCAGAAGAAGAATCAGTAAAAGTTAGTCCGTTAACTTATGCACAAACAATGGCTGAGATGATGAAAGGTTTAATCATCAAAGAAAAAGATACTCATAAAACAAAAGATGGAAGAACTGCAAAGAAAGGTTTGTGGTACAACATCCATCAAAAAAGGAAAAGAGGCGAAGCACCTGCAAAGCCAGGTGATCCAGATAGACCATCAGCAGCAGATCTAAAAAGGTCACAGTAAAATGCAAGAATGGTCTAAGTACATAGATGAATTATCTATGGTAAAGGATAAAAAACTTCCAAACCTTAAAATGCCTGCGCAAGGAAAGAAAGGCGTAAGCAAATTTATGAGAAGAAAAGCTATCGCCTCTACCCCAAAAGAAGGTAAAGCGTATGGACCAACTGGTATAAGTTATTATGTTCCATCAGGTCATAAAGACGAAGTTGATCCAAAGACAAAAGAAAAATATCCAGAAAGACAAAAGCCAGATTATAAACCTGTCAAGGAAGATGACATGAAAGGTATGTCAGTAAGTTCAGGTCATAAAAGATCAACAGATTCTGGTGCAGGCATGACTGCTAAAGGTGTCGCAGCATATAGAAGAAGAAATCCAGGAAGTAAATTAAAGACAGCAGTAACAACTCCACCTTCGAAGTTAAAGAAGGGAAGTAAAGCAGCCAATAGAAGAAAATCATTTTGTGCTAGATCTAGATCATGGACTGGTGAAAGAGGAAAGGCAGCTAGAAGAAGATGGAACTGTTAAGTTTTGAAAATTTTTTAGACGGAAAGAACCCACAAGACAAAGGCGATTCCAAACGCCACGGTGTCCCAACCAAATCTTCAGTAAGTAATTTAAGAAAAGTAGCAAAGCAAGGTGGCAGAAAAGGTCAACTAGCTCACTGGATGGCTAATATGAAAGCTGGAAAACGAAAAGCTAAAAAGAAATAAATTGATTAACTTAGAGGTATTTGGATTATGCTTGGTGTTGTTTTTAGTTATGGTCCTGGGCCTAAGTTTAGGCCTCCTGAAAGGCCAACCTGTAAGAGGCAGCTGCGGTGGTGTTGGAGAAGAGTGTTCTGTATGTGGAAAAGACAATGTAAAAAGGTAGAGCAATGAAACTATCTCAACAACAAGTAACAAAACCTTCACAAAGATTGACAACAGCTCAAATACTTGAACAAATAAAAGTTCATGAAGCTGAATGTGCATTAAGATTAGAAAGAATAAATGAAAAGTTTGAAGATCTCAACAAAAAAATTTCAGCAATAGAAAGTAAAATTTGGGTTGTTGCAGCATTAATTGTAGGAACAGCTATAACAAATATATTCATACCATGATAAAAATTACACAAAGTGCAAAACAGTATCTTACAGATACAACAAAGAAAAATAATAAGAAGTATGCTTACCTAAGTGTATTGGGAGGAGGTTGTTCAGGCTTTCAATATGATTGGAATATGACAGACGAGACAGAAAAAGGTACACTTATAGAAGATATATTAGTATTAGATAAATTAGCAGAGATGTTTGTAATAGGATGTACTGTTGATTATGTACAAGAATTTGGAGGTTCATATCTAAAGGTTGTTAATCCTAATGCTACAGCTCAATGTGGATGTGGTGAATCCTTCGCCGTTTAATCTGGGGGTTCTACCGGAACCAGAATAACTAACCTTTATTCTAAAGTAATAGCGAAAAGTTTGAAAAAGTTTCAAAAAAAAAATATTTTTTTTTAATAAATATTATACAATTTGTAAAGGAATAAAATGCCATCAGCAGGTAGAAATTTAGCCAAATTATTAGGTGCTAATAAAAAAGTTACACTTAGAGGTGGCGATTCTGATTTTAATGTTGACTTTGATTCAGATGTTGCTAAACTAGCTTCATTAGAAGCAACTGTCAAAGCTCAATTAGATTCTGACTCAGGTGTTATACAAAATTTAAGAACCGAAGTACAAACAATCAAATCTAGATTAGACTCTGATGATTCAAAGATACAATCGTTAGGTACTCAAATATCAGCAGGATTATTAAACCTAGCTGACTCTGATTTAATTATAAATCAATTAACTGCAAAAATATCTTCTGTTATTACGAATCTAGATTCAGATTCTGTTGCAATTCAAAATGTTCAAGGACAAATTGATACCATAAAAACTAGATTAGATTCTGATGAATCAAATCCAGTAAACAGTAAAACTCTTGACATGGGTAGTAATGATATTGTTACTACAGGTAAATTATATTTTGCAAACATGTTTTCTACTGAGGGTGATCTTCCTAGTGCAACTACTTATCATGGTATGTTTGCTCATGTACACGCAACAGGAGCAGGTTACTTTGCT